AATAACAATCATGGCAAACCCAAAAATAAACATTTCATCTTTAGATTTTGATGGCATAAAAGCTTCTTTAAAATCTTATTTAAGCACTAAAACAGAATTTGCTGGTTATGATTTTAATGGAAGTGCTATGAATCTTCTATTAGATGTTCTTGCGTATAATACCTTATTTTATGGTTATTATACAAACATGATTGCAAATGAAACATTCTTAGATACAGCACAAATTGAAAGTAATGTGGTAAAACTTACAAATATGCTTGGAGGTTTGGTTCCTAGCAAAACGTGTGCAACATCAACAATTTCTGTATCCGGTTCAGCAACTATTTACGGTTATAAAACGTATTTAACAGGAACAGATCTTACTGGCAGCTCTTACAAATTTTATACCATACAAGACGTTGTTGTTAGTGGAACTTCTACTTTTACAGTTTATGAAGCTCTTTCTGCCGCAAATAATTTACCAATAACGGTTGACACAACTAAACAAACCTCTTTCTTAGGAACCGATATAGATTCGAGAACTGTTAGTGTTAAAGTAAACGAAGAACTTTGGACAAAATATGATGGGTCTACTGCTCCTAATTCAACCAGTAAAGTTTTTTACGTTGAAAGAAATTCTGACGGATTTTATGTAGTATTTGGAAAGAAAAATGCTGCAGATTATGCCAGTTCTTACGGTAAACAAATCACCCAAAATGACACAGTAACTGTGTCGTATTTGGTTCCAACAGGATCTGCCGCTAATAATATTTCTTCTATAACAAGCAGCGCAGTCACTGTAACTTCTAGTACTGTAACTTCTGGTGGATCCGATTCACCAGATTTAGATTCTGTTAAATTTAGTGCTCCTAAAATTTTTGCAGCAAGCGAAAGAGCAGTAACTGAAGACGATTATTATAGTTTATTACTAACATCTGGTTTATTACCAGCGTCAATAACAACAAGAGAACAATTAAATATTTGGGGGGGAGATAGTGCCACTCCTCCAGCACCTGGTAGAATATTTGTTTCATTTTCAGATACTGGAATTACTGCAGCTTCTACAAACGCAGCAAACGCAATATCTTTCTTGAAAACAAAATCAATAATAGGAACGCTACCAGAATACGTTCAGTCACAACCAATAAGTGCATATATTAATCTTGGCATAGTAAAAAGTACCTCAGATTCTGTCAGTGGTATAACTGGAATTATCCAAAATTACTATAACACTACTAGTATATTTAATAATAATATACGAGTTGCTGATATGAAAACAACAGCAGACGCTAATTACTCTAATATTAAAAGTATAAACATAAACTCTTTGTATTTTGTATTAGGTATATCTGGTTCCGATGGTCAAAAATTAATAAACTTTAAAAACGAATTATTGCCTGGTAGTACTTTAACTTACGGCAATTCTTTAAAAACCACCGGCCTTACTTACAGCTCACAAAGAATATATCTTGCAGATTCTCCCACTCTATTTGATGCATCAGGAAACGCCACTCAAGGAGTTTTAGTTGGTGTGACTGCAGATTTTACATTATACAACAGTTTAACTAACTTAGGTTACATCAGTTATTCTGATGGATATGCTGTAATTAAAGAAAATGTGTTATCAAATGGAGCTTCTATAGATGTTACAGGATACCCAAGATATCCAGACTCAACCACAATTAAAGACGAATTTATACTAACCACATCATTTGATGCCAATATAACAACAGGGTAATTAAATGATACTGATATTTAAAAACAACAATTACGAACTTAACACAGACGCTTCTGATTTTGGTTTAACCACAACAGATTATACAAACACAACAACCAGTCTTTCTTCTTTTTTTATTAAAACAGAGTTAGAAGGCATTACTTGTGAGTATCCACAAAATATAAAAAATTTATTTCCTAGATGGATAAGATTATCAAATAATAATAATTCAGTTTTAATTTCTCTCACTGAACAATATTACAACTGGCTAGCTTGCAATTGTAATGATATTACTGATGTGAATTTTTTTAATTTAGAAGAGTTAACTGATCTGGAAAATATTCCAGAAGAACTATTAAAAAATGTGGCCGCGTCTTACCTTAATGCGATTCCAGAAGCGTCAATAACTGATGGCATTATAAGTTCAACAGGTCTTAAAAATCTTATCAGTAATGTAAAAACTAATCTTTACGCTAAAAAGGGAACAGAAGAAAGTGTAAAGTTAATAATAAGTAAAGCGTTTGGAATAGACCCAACCACAGTTTCAATTTCTTATCCAAAACGATATCTTTTTAGGTTAAATGGTGGTAATTTTGATTGGATGAGAGATAATTTAGGTTCCACCGGAACTTACGCTCCAAACGGTACTCCTCCATACACACAACTTTCTGGTAGCAGACTTAATTTTTCTGTAATGAACGATGGCGATGTTTGGCAAGACTACTCATACGTGATTAACTGTTCAGATTTATCACAAGACGAGTACGATGGAGTTGTGAGACCTTTAACCCATCCTGCAGGATTAAAAGATATTTTTAATTTTAGAACAGACATTTTTAACACAGAATACGATGGCGCATCGTTTATAACGGTATATGAAATACCAAAAATAAAAAATTATACAGGGTATACTTTAGGTTCCAGCCAAACAATAGGCAATACCTTTGGTTGTATTTCTGGTCTAACAGCTCCCACATATAAATTCCCAACATGGGATGTTGAAATTTCTCAATATTCTGTGGGAGTTACTTTTGGTAAAATTATAGCTTCGGATTTCTTTAAATTACTACCAAATAATGGGTATACGTTCCCAAATGAATTGTTTACTTGCGATACATAAATTTATACTAAATAAAGTAGAATTATGACAATACCAACACCATTTACGGGCGGGTTTCCGTTCAATCAAAACCCTTTTAGAAGCAGAGTTGAATCTCAAATTGATACTTCTAAAAATTATTACGCGGTGGCCTTCAAGGCAGGTTATCCACTACAAGCATCAGAACTAAATGAAATGCAAGAAATTTCATACGTTCAAAGCACCTTAAATAATCTTCTTCCAACCCAAGGATGGACAGCAGGCACTGTTCCTTGGAACGGCTGCACTCCCTACACTTCTTCTTTGATAACTTCTGCAGGCACCACCTCAATCACTGCTACTGGTGCTGTTGGTTGGTATTTAGTAGAACACGCCAATACTAACGGTGGTCTGGGTGTTTGGGTTTATAACGGATCAGCAAAAACAATTATCAGTGGTTTTACTGGTGCAACAGGAACTACCGGCGATTATGGAATGGTGGTTAAGCCTATAACAATATACTGCACTACAAATTCTACTGCTGGAACCACTCAAGACAGAACACTACAAGACTCGCACAACATGAATATTATAAATGGGCCGTGTGGTGCAGACAGATTAAAACTCGATATTCTCAGATTTGGTGCTACTGCGTCTGCTGCCAGTGGAGAATACATGGTTCCTATATTCACTGCAAACAGGATTGGCGTCACGGGAAACATTGTATTTAAGAATGGTTTATTAATCAGAGCTTTGGCATAAAAGGTTTAAACAACAATGGCAACACCAATAACTTCACTAACAGGTAATGACACATTTCAAACATGGTTTAATACCACTAATTCTATTATTAGTAGGATTAATGGTGTTACTGCAAACGATATAGCTGGTAGCACAGGTATAGGTGTTACTTTATCTTCTGCAGGAATTGCCACCATATCGAATACTGGTGTTGTTTCTTTTAACGGATCTACTGGAAGTGTTGTTTTTACAAATTACGTGTCTAGTTTTAATGGTATCACTGGTGCTTTAACTGGTGTTACCGGTGTTGCTGCTGGTACTGGTATATCAATTACTGGAACCACAAGACCAACTATAACTAACTCTGGTGTTCTCAGTGTTAACGGTGCTGCTGGAACTGTTACTAATGTCGCAAAACTAGACACTGCCCAAACTTTTAGTGCTGTTCAACAATTCAGTGCAGGTATACGCGGTGTGTCAGGTCCTATAGGTAATGCAACAACAATTCCTACAGTTGCTTCTGCTAGCACCATAACCATTACTGCACCAATTACGTTTGTGTCTGGTAGTGTAGCAGTTCAAAATATCAATCCTCCGTCTTCTATACTAACAACAAGTGGCCAAATTGTAATAATTCCTATAGATGGATTTACTATTGTTCCTGGTGGTAATGTACTAACTAATGGTGATACATTATCATACATTCCTATTGTTGCGTATTGGGATGCTGGTACTGCAAATTGGTATATGAGTTATCCAACTTCTTAATAAAATAATATTACATTTTATTTGATATTCTCCTAAATAATCCAGTAAGGAGACTTATATTATGGGATGTGGTTGTAATAAAAATAAGCAAAATCCTCAGTTTCGCAAAGAAGAAGCTCCACAACAAGTAAAAAATATACTCAGTACTAAATTAGGTTTGGTGCAAAGTTTTGCACAAGCCATAGTGTCTAGAGGTGTTTCCGATACCAAAATAGACACACCAATAAAGCAATTAAGAGTTTTGAGTTGTTTTGGAAACGGTGCAGAACTTCCACCATGTCAAAATTTAAAACCAAGCGAAACTCCAGGAAAGTTCTTCTGTGGTGGGTGTGGTTGTGGTGATAAGCCTAGAACGTGGTTGATGGGCAGTTCTGAAGAGTACAGTAAACTGGATTATCCCAAGTTACAGTGTCCATTAAAAATGCCTGGATTTACCAACTACGAACCAAGTCTTCCAGACGAAAAAAACGAACCAATTAGTAGAAAATATTACATAGAAAACATTGATTACGCGGAAGTAGCAAAAATTGACGTTAATACACACACTCCACCAGAAGGCACAGTTTTGGAATAATGCGTAATTTGTAATTATTAATTGCCATAAATATACATAAGAACTATGGCAACACCAACCTCAAGAGAATCAATAATACAGTATAGCCTACGACAATTGGGTTCTCCAGTTGTTGATATTAACGTTGATTGGCAACAATGCGAAGACCGATTAGACGATGCTCTTCAATATTTTACTGAACGACATTTTGATGGTGTTGAAAAGGTATTTTTTAAATATCAATTAACTGAAACAGACATCACTAATCGCTATATTAATACCGAAGATATTGCGTCTCCAAATGAAGTAGACGGACCCACCGGTAAACAGATAGTATCAGTAATAAAAGTTTTACAGTTTGGTCAATTTACAAACATTAATATGTTTGACGTACGATACCAATTAGCTTTGACCGATTACTTCGGTATTAATAGAAATCTTAGCGGAACTTACGCATTAGGTCTCGCGTCTTATGATTCTACTAAACGATACATCAAATTGATCGAAGATCTATTTCAACCAGAAAAAGCTGTTGTGTTTAGTAAAGTTACCAACAGATTATATCTGGATATGAATTGGGGTCAAGAAACTAAAGCTGGCGATTTTATTTGCATTTTGGCATACGCCGCATTAGATCCTGAAAAGTATACTGAAATTTTTAATGATCGTTACTTAAAGCGTTACGTTACTGCCCTGATTAAACGACAATGGGGTGCAAATTTATCAAAGTTTGACGGTGTTCAACTTCCTGGTGGTGTAACCATGAGAGGCGGTCAACTTTTTGCAGAAGCTTCAAATGAGATATTAAGAATAGAAGAAGATGTTCTACGCAGTTATGAACTACCAATCGATTTTATGACAGGCTGATATGGCAACTAATCCTTATTTCAAAGATTATTCAGGTGAACAGGATGTAACTGAAGATCTGACCATTGAAATTATCAAAGCAATGGGAAGAGAAATGTATTACATTCCCAGAAATATCGTTGAGTCTGATAAAATTTTTGGTGAAGGAAAAGAAGTCAATTATAAAAGCACTGTTGCTATTGAAATGTACATTGATTCTGTTTCTGGATTTCAGGGACAAGGCGATATAGCCAGTAAATTTGGTATTGAAATAAAAGATAATGTAACTCTTACGCTTTCAAAAAAACGATTTATGCAAGAAGTGCAAACTCGTTTTCCAACAATAACTAGGCCACGTGAAGGAGATTTGATTTATTTTCCTCTTTCTAAGTCCGTTTTTGAAATTAATTTTGTGGAACACGAAAATCCATTTTATTCATTAGGAAAGCTATACTCTTATCGTTTAACTTGTGAGCTGTTCACTTACGATCAAGAAACCGTTTCTACTGGTACTACAGATATCGACGCTGTACAATCAGAAAATAGGCAGTACACAATAGAACTTAATATATCAAATGATATAACTGGAATTACATCTCATGGGTATTATGCAGGAGAAACTGTGTATCAAGTTTATGGATTTACTGGAGCAAATGCTTTGGAAGAAAATGCAACAGGAACTGGTGTTGTGGCGTTCAAGACAAATTACGGTGATAATTTCATCGATTTAATAAATGTTACAGGAAATATTTTTGGATCAGCAACGCTCAAAGGAAAAGACAGCGGAATTGAATGTAACGTGATATCTAATTTTGGCGAAAGTACAAATGTAGTCCTGACCAATAGTGAGGATAGCACTCCTGCCGGTGATAATGATGAAATAGAAACAGAAGCAACAAAACTTGATCTGTTTAATTTTACCGATACCGATCCATTCTCTGAGGGGAACTACTAATGTTTACCCATTTTAAAAACAATTCAATTAGAAAATTAGTAGTAGCTTTTGGTAGTTTGTTTAATAATATACAATTAGAGCAAACAGACGAAAACGGAGATGCACGACTATTTACGGTTCCACTAACATACGCAGCAAAAGAAAAATTTATAAAACGTTTAACAGAACCAAGTTCAATCAGTGACAAAACTCGTATTGAGATTTCATTACCACGAATGTCTTTTGAACTTTTACAATTAGCTTACGATCCTGTAAGAAAATTTAATAAAACAAACAGAACATTATCGACACAAACTGGTGCTAATTTTGCTTCTTCTTATGCCGAAGTTCCTTATAATTTTGCATTTGGAGTAAATGTATACACCAGAAATTTGGAAGAAAATTTGCAAATAATGGAACAAATTTTACCTTATTTCTCTCCAGAGTTTGTTGTTTCTTTAAACATGAATTCGCTATATGAAGATATAGACGTTCCAATTTCTATTGGAAATACAACTTTAACTCAAGAATACGAGGGAGATTTTAGCACTAGAAGATTTGTTGTTAGTACGTTTCAGTTTATTGCTAAATCTTATATTTACGGAAAAATCAGTACAGCTGCAGATGTTACTGAAATTTCGTCTGCGAAGTTTAATATTACTGATATAGATGGAATAACATTTATACCCGAAACAATAATTACTTGATAGATATTAATATATGGAATCCTCTGATATTATTTCTCAAAATCTTGGTATTGAATTTAAAGGTCCGGAAATAACACCAATAATAAAAAAAGCAGATAATCCTGCTGGTGTTAGTTTGGACTCTGATTTTAATTATGTTCGAGACAACATTAAAGGACTAATTGATAACGGTTCTTGTGCGATAGACGAAATTCTTAAAGTTGCAAAGGCTGGAGATTCGCCAAGGGCATATGAAGTTCTTGGACAGCTATTGAAAACTGTATCCGAAATGAACAAAGACTTGCTAGATTTATACCAAAAATCCAAAGCAATCAAAAAGGAAGAAATTAAAGTTAATCACACGACCAATAATTCTATTTACGTTGGTTCTACTAGTGAATTGCAAGATTTGATAAACAAAGATCGCAGCAGAAACAAGGCTCTTAATAGCCAGAAATTTTTAGAAGATGGGGTATAAAAAAAAGTCAGGTTATCTTGGTAATCCTAATCTCAAAGAGATTGGGGTTACTATTGAATTCACCAAAGAACAAGTTGAAGAGTACATGAAGTGTGCTAATGATCCGGTGTATTTTATTAAAAAATACATTAAGATCGTAACCACCGATAAAGGTCTTGAATCTTTTCAGCTGTACGATTACCAAGAAGACATTGTAAGAACAATTCAAGATAACCGGTTCGTTATTGCCAAGCTGCCTCGTCAAACCGGTAAAACCACAACAACTGTTGCCTGGATGGTTCATTACCTTATATTTAATCAAAATGTAAACATAGCCATTCTTGCTAACAAAATGAAGACCGCCATGGAAATTATGAAGCGTCTAAAGGAAGCTTACGAGTACCTTCCAAAATGGTTACAACACGGTGTTGTTGAGTGGAATAAGACTTCTATTCAGCTAGAAAACGGATCTCGTGTACTGGCATCTGCAACCTCTGCTTCTGCTGTCCGCGGTGGTTCTTATAATGTGATCTTTATGGACGAGTTTGCCCACGTTCCAGCTAATATTGCCGACGAGTTCTTTAGTTCGGTGTATCCAACTATTACATCCGGTCAAACCACCAAAGTTATCATAGTATCTACCCCAAACGGTTTAAACATGTTTTACACCTTGTGGCAGGGAGCCTCTAGGAAGGCCGGAGAAGAGGGTAAGAACGAATACGTGCCACTAGAGGTACATTGGAGCCAAGTTCCTCTATATCCAGGTGGTCCATTACGAGACGAAAAATGGAAACAACGTACCATTAAACAATTAGGTGGTGGTTCTGGTGGTGAGCAGAAGTTTAAGAGCGAATACGATTGCGACTTTATCGGTTCGTCTAACACTCTAATTTCTACATCTAAACTCCACACTCTTTCCGCAAAAACACCATTAACCAGATCCAAAGAAGGATTTTCTGTATATGAAGAACCTAAAGAAAATCGGGCGTACGTGGTGACCGTGGATACCTCCAGAGGTCAAGGAAAAGATTATAGTGCTGCTGTGGTTTTTGACATCACAGAATCGCCGTATAAAATTGTGGCCAAATATAGAAATAATATCATTTCTCCTATGCTTTATCCAACCATATTATCTGCTTTAGGTAAAAAATACAATAATGCTTATATGTTAGTGGAAGTAAACGACATAGGCGGTCAAGTTGCAGACATTTTACATTACGAGTTAGAATACGACAATTTATTAACCAGCATGAATAAAGGTAGAGCTGGCATGGTGTTAAACGGCGGATTTGGTAAAGGTGAAACTTTACTTGGTGTAAGAACCACAGCAATTGTTAAAAAGTTAGGTTGTTCTATTCTAAAAAGTTTAGTGGAACAGGATAAATTAATAATACAAGACGAAGAAATAATAAAAGAATTATTATCTTTTATAGCAAAATGGAACAGCTTCGGTGCCGATGATGGTCATACAGACGATTTGGTGATGTGTCTAGTTTTGTTTTCTTGGCTTACTAAACAATCATATTTTAAAGAAATTACTAATATTGACATCAGAAAAGAGCTATTCGAGGGAGAAATTAAAAAAATAGAAGATGACGATTGGTTTAGTTTTGGTTTTATTAGCTCTTATGATGAAGGAGACCAGAAAGACGCATTTTTATAAAAAAACCTTAAATTATAAATACAGATAACGAATTAAGGACTATAAATATGCCACAAGATCTAAACGCGGGAATGGTTTCTTTCAAAGGATTGGTACCAAAATTTGGTACAACCGGTTCTAATGGTAACTCTGAGACTGAAACTGGCCTAATGACCGTTACATCATTAAATAATTGGTTGGGCAGATTATCTGATTCTGCTTACAAAACTAGCGGCCCAACTGGAGATTGGGCAACCGAATGGTTTAGTGTTTGGAATTATCTTCAATACGGAGGTTCTTGTGTAGTTGGTGGTACAGGTTCCACTGGTTCTTATTATAGTGCAACAGGAACTTTGGGTATTACTGCAACTCCATTACACAATAAGAATTTAGTAGAGTTAGATGTAGTTTTTGATGGTGGAAACACATTCTCAATTGGAGCTGCCACAAATATTAGCAATACTAGACAAGACTGTGTTGCAATTATTGGTAATTATAAAGACATTTCTTCATTAAACATGTCTTCTGCATATACCGGATTTACTACAGATTTCGGTGTAACCGCTGGTAGCAAATACGTAGTATGTGTTGCTGGCCGCAAAAAGTTCACATACGTCAATAATAGTGTTGCAACAGTATATGACGCTTCTATGAGCCCAGACGTTGCTGGCTGTTTTGCCAGAACTGCAAGTACTGAGAATATATGGATAACCCCAGTAGGTTATACTAAAGGTAGAATATTAAATGTACTGTATGTGACACAGAAATTCTCAGATACTGATATTTCTTATTTTAGTAGTGGTGGTGTAAACGCAATAACCGCGATACCCGGACAAGGAACTTTCTTATTAACTAACAATACATCATATCTACCACAAACCAGTTCTGTTGCAAAAATTAACGTAATGATGCTTGTTCTTTACTTAAAGAAAGAATTAACAACAATTTTGCAACAATTCTTGTTTGAAATTAATACACCATCACTGAGACAACAAGTAATTAATGCGGCAAATCCTACTTTAATTTCTATACAAGCAACAAATGGAATTTCTAGCTATACTTTAACTTGTGATACTTCTAATAATACGGATAATACAATTGCTGCTGGACAGTTAATTTTAGATGTTGCCATCGATATACTTTATCCAGCAACTACGATAACAATCAGAGTAACAAATTCGGCTACTGGAGAAGTTTTAATTAGCTAAAATAAGGACCAATCATGTCATTAAACGATAATTGCCATTCAATAGACAGTTTTATTAAATCTTTTAATGGTGGTACCAGAACAAATCGATTCCGTGTAATTGGAAATATAGGAAGAGAAAATGCTGGTACTCAAACTACTCCTTTTCACATTAGAACTGCATCTCTTCCAGAAGCAATTTTAGGAAATGTTCCTATTAATTATCGAGGTAGAACTGTAAATTATCCAGGTGACCGTATGTATAAACCGTGGGAAATTACTATTTTAGACGATACTGGAGCAAACACACTCTATAAAGCATTTCACGATTGGCACAACGCAATAAACAATCACAATTCCAACCAATCTGTTAATATTGATCCAAAAACTCATTTTGCCACCGACTGGTCTGTGCAACAATTTAATCCTAATGGTGCTGATGTAATCAGAGAATTTTCTTTGAAAAATTGCTGGCCGATAGGTGTTGGGCAATTACCACTTAGCATGAACGAGGACAATCAATTAGGTGCATTTAGTGTAACCATACTTTTCTCACATTATACAGTCACTAAGATTTAATGTTTAAATTATACAGTAGAGTTATACGAATATATACTATAGTAAAGAAATGGTGAATATATGGAATTAGAATTATTTGGATTTACTATAGGTAAAAAG